CGTAGTGGTTGCTGTTGGCGTACTTCCACCTGCTGCTGGCGTAGTGGTTGCTGTTGGCGTACTTCCACCTGCTGCTGGCGTAGTGGTTGCTGTTGGCGTACTTCCATCTGCTGCTGGCTCTTCGCCATCTCCAGCGCCGCCTACAGTGGCTTTACCTGCTTGGAATCCTTTTTTCACTGCTGAGCCAAGCCCTGCAATTCCACCTGCCACTGCTCCAACTCCTTTGGCCAATGTACCGGCACCTTTGCCAATAGCACTGCCGATCTTGTTTAAGATTGGACCTTCTTGTAATTGTGATTCAACTAATATTTCATGTATTTTCATTTGAAGTCCTTATGACATTGTTGGTTCAGGTTGACCAGGTGCATCAGTCTTGGTGTTTTCACCTTTCTCTAAAGATTTTAGCAGTCTTACTTTTCTATCAGTAGGCAGTGTTGCGATCATCTTTTTAATTGCTTCAATGTCTACTGCCGGAGCGTCAGCAGCAGATCCCGGTGCGGGCAGTTTCATTGACCCGTATACTTGATTAACAACATCTGCACCTACACCTTGTTTTTCTAAAAACTTGGCTAGTTCATTGCTGTCAGTGGGAGATCCAGCTTTTTGCCAAGCTGAATTTAATTTATCTGCGGTAACTTTGGTAGTTAAATTATTCCCAACAGTTTTAACCTTATTCATGGCTTTTCCTGCTAGGCCTTTGATAGCATCCATTGGGCCTTCAGACAGCATTGAGTTGTTTAATGTACTAACTCTGTTGAATACTAGATATGTTTGACCTTCACTCAATTTTTTACCTGTAGCAGTAAAACTTTCTTTTGGTGCCGCTGGCTTCTCTCCGGCAGCTCCGGCAGCTTGCCCTGCTACCGCTCCACCAACAGTTTGGGCTGCTTGAGTTAGACCTTTAATCCATTGCAACAGACTGTCGTTGTTATACGCAACGTCTTTGGCAAGTCCTGCAAGATCTTTCATTCGCGCTTTGTAATCTGCAGAATGAATCAATCGGCCAATCTCTTGAAGTTGAGTAAATGCAGAACTATCTCCATTCTGCATGGCATTCACCGCTGATCTAACTGCAGATGCAGCATCTGCATCAACAACAACATCAAACCCTTGAGTCATTTCTTCCATTTCCATACCAAACGAACTCAACTTCCTTGTTGCTTTATAACTTATTTCTTCGAGCCCACTGTCACCAATTGGTATTGATTTTTCACGCAGGCCAGCGGCCCACTTACCAATACCAGCCATTGCGGCTGCTGAGATGCCTGCGACGATACCTGCTGTTGCTCCACGTCCGATAGCTGTTGATGCTTTTTGACCTTGTAGCAACCGGTCAGCAATATTAACAATGCCTACAGCAATTGCAGTTCCTGTGCCAATGGCCAACACGCTTGCACCTATTCCGCCTGCGACTGCAACACCTAATGCTGCGGCAACAGAACCTGCAATACCCAGTAAGAATTTATGTAGTTTGGGATTATCCTTGGCAAATGCACCGTACTTGGCTAACTTGGCTGCTAACTCTGGATTCTCAGCAGCAATCTTTGATTTAATATCTTCAAACTTTTGATCAAATGCTTTTACAGGTGTGCTGCTTTGTAACATGCCCCCAAACTTGTTAAACCAAGCATCACTGATTTTACCAGGAGCATCTAGAACTTTGCCTAAAGCAGTTCGTCCTGATCCTTTTTCAATGGTCGTGAATAGCTGTTGTATTTGATCAGGCGATACAGCAACTTCACAAAGGATGGGATATATTTCTTTTTCCCATTGTGTGAAGTAGGTATCACCGTGCCCAATACTTTCAAAGATACTTTTATGAGAAGTATTCTTAATAGTATCTAATTCAGATAGTATATTATTTTCTGTTAGATTTTTAAGTCGCATACATGATCCATTATTTGATTGTTTATTTATTGTAAAAACGAGCTTACGCTCGTTTGCTTTTTCGCTTACGCTCAAAGCATTTTCTTCTATTTAATTGTAGCTCAAGTGATGTATTAGTAATGCGAAGCATTTAAGTATTATGCAGATTGTTCAGTCACACTTAGCCCTTGCGGGCTAAGAAATTGTAGCATTATGCGAGTTGCACAGTACACACTAGCGTTAGAACTATAAGCATTGCTGCTTGCGTAGGCGGTTATCCGGTACCTACTCATTCCGTCTTAATAATAACGGCGAATCACTATGCACACGCTGTCGCACATAGCAATCGTGGGTCTTTCTCCCATCTTTTAGCCTTTTTAAATATTCTCTCTATAAATCAAACCGGTTGTACATAGGCGTATCCGATCATCGTCCTGTTAAGGATAGTGATTTATAACCTCTTCACCACATAGAGATTCCTTGCCGTCACACATCAGAACGGATTTAGGGCACAATTTCAGTCGCCTGTGCGGGCTTTTTTGGTGATTAAATGCCTGGATTTATTGAGTCTAAGTATGCCTAGCGGCAGTGTGTGTTTGTTAGATTTTGGGTTTTTTGAGGATATGTGAGCCGTGAACTCGAACCTGTATGTGACCGTTGTACCAGTCAGTAGATTCTAGAACTTTGTGTTTGAATTGTTCTCTTGCCTCGATGTAGCTGCATTCTGATTTGTTTTTGCAGTAGAATAGTATTTCTCTGGTGAAGTTTTCTTTGCCTAAAGTTGCAATATCTGCTGTTAACGCATCGCTAGAACCATAATAGTCCTTCCAGTCGCTTTCGATCTTGCCTCTAATTTTCTTTTTCTTCTTTTTGCCGTTTTTCAAAGTCACTGTTTTATAAGTGGTCTTTGCGAACTTGGCTAGTTTTTTGCCTATATACTTGCGCCCAGAGATGACATTAGTAATAAGATATACGAACCCGATGTAATCTTCAGAGATTTCAACAACTTCTTTCTTCTTATAGTACCATGTCATCAGGTACTTATTTTCTTGGGTCTTCCTATCATGCCTTTTCTGGCTTGTTTACGTTCTTCTCTTTTTGCCTGTATTTCTATGCGCCTAGTACTTGCTTCATTGCGTATTTCTGAAAGCCAATATCGTGCTTTAATGCCTGCTTCGTCGGAGCCTTTGTATTCAAATCGTTCTTGCCACTTAAAATATTCCTGAAAAGCAGCAATCATTTTATCGTGGCTTTCTGAACTCAAGCAACAATCTCCACATCGTTTGAATAGCTAGTGAATCCGTTTTCTTTAATCACCTTAAGCACATGATTAACACGACTAGCTAAATCATCTCTATGACTGATCAAGAATACATTCTTGTTGCGTTCACGGGTCATCTTCTTAAGAACCGCGATACTAGATTCAACTCCGCTAGCATCCATACCGCTATCAACAAGTTCATCAATGAATAATAGATTAATTGCTTGATATAAGTTTTCCCATACATCACGGAATGCCCAACTCATAGACAAAATAAGTCTATTTCGTTCACCACGTGATAGATTATCAAAGTCTAAATCTTGTCCTAGCTGTGTAATGATAACAGTTAGGTCGTTTTGAAATTCTACCAGATGCGGCAAACCAATTTTATCAAGATAATAGGTTAGTCGCTGATTTAGATAGGCTAGATTTTGATCAATAATACGTTTACGAATAAAACTATCTTTGTTAGTTAACAGTTTATGTAAAAACTCCTGATGATCTTTAACACGCACCAACTTGTTTAAGCCTTCATAGTCTACTTCCTGTACCGCAGTATTGCGTAATTCCTCAATTTGTTCAATATAAGGATTATCTTCTGCAACTTTGATTTCTAAATCACGCTCTAAACTGCTTAGAGTATTTTTGTGATTGAGGGCTTGTTCTAGATTGTCATAGATTACACTAGGACATTGTCCTAATTCTCCAACTAGGCCAAGTGCTTCGTTGAGTTCGCTGAGTTCTTCACTGTGAGTTTTTAAATGTCCTTGACTTTCTTCAACCTGCTTACTTTTAGCAGACATCATTTCATCATGCTTGGTGTCATGTAGGTCTTGACCGCAACTATGACACTTGTGATCTGCAAGAGTTATTAATTCTCTTTCTAGCTTTTCCAGCGTTCGCTGTTCTCTTTCTAGTGTGCTAGTCTGTTTGGCAACAAGAACTGTTAGGCTATCACGTTCCTTTTTACTTCTATTCCACTCTACTAGAGCACGTTGGTTGGCAATTTCTTCATCAATCTCAACATCCAACAATTTTTCAATTGCCCTAGCTAAATTAGCAAGAGCAGTTTCGTGTTGTTCTTCCCACAGACGTTGTTTACGCTCAAGAGCTTCAATACTCTGTTGAATACGTTCATTGCTGGCTTTGATAGTTTCAAGTTTTATATTTTCTGTGGAAATATTATCTTTGCTCTGCTTGAC